GCATGACATGAGGACACGCGATGGATGTTTTGATGCCTTCTTGGAGCAGAACACCCGCGCCGAAGAACTGGAATTGACGCTGGAACGCACTGAGCATCGGCTTGAGCAGGAGAACGAAGCGCTGAAGGCGCAACTGGCCGCGCTCAGTGAACCCTACACGGAAGCTGAGGCACTTGCCGTGCATCCTCATTGCTCGCTGGCAGTTTTCGGAATAGCCAACGTCATGCTCCAGAACCGCATCCATATTTACGCAAGGAAGGGAGCCACCGATGCAACCGAATGACACCTGGCTAGGCGGCGCGCTGGCTGTGGCGCTGATCCTTTTTGTGCTCTGGTGCGCGCATGAGTAACGAGCGTGTTTTAGTTTGTCGAATTCAAGACGCAGAGGGGCGAGGACCATATCGCCCTGGATTCTCGCAATACTGGGTTGAGGACTCAGACATTGCTCCACCAGCACCGATCATGGTGGCCTTCCCAAGAGTGATCAAGGTTGCGCATGAGATTGTGAAACACCGTGGCGGCGCAGTTGGGTGCGCCTTTCGTTCGCTCGATAAAGCGTCTGCGTGGTTTCTTCCGGGCGAGATATTGACGCTGGCCAAGTACGGATATTCGCTATGCTGGGTGCGCACAGATGAGATTCTTGCTGAGAATGACGATCAGCTTGTAATCTGGTCCGCAATCCCCTTCGTACAGGCGGTGGTAGCGACAGGATGGAAGGTGCGCGCATGAGTAACGAAGCCCTAGCAGCGATGTGGCGCATGGTTGCGGCTATTCAGGCGAAGCTCAAGGAGAAGACACTGTGAGAGTCGAGAGAAATCCGTACAAGAAGCGGCAGGTCTGGACGGCCGCTGATGTCGAGCGCGTCAAGGAACTGTCCAGCCAATCGCCCGCGCTGTCGAACCTGGCCATCGCGCTGGAGATGAAGCGCAGCGAGCGGTCGATCTCAGAGATGCGCTACAAGCTCGGGCTCGCGCTGGTCACGGTGCGCGGCAAGGGCGCGGCGAAGCGTGTCTGCCGGAACCGTGAAAAGGAGCGGAGCCGGCCTGTTGAGAGCGCGGCGTTTGTCGAGCGGCTGATGGCGGCCGCGGAAAGGGTAAAAGCATGAGCAATTACGACGACTGGAAACAAGAAACGCCAGAAGAAGAAGATTATCGCATCGGCCCTTTAGGACGAAAACGCCGAGCCCGCGCCGAGTGGGAAGAAGAGCACGCCGATTATCTTCTGGAAAACAAACGCGAAAACGAACGCATGGAGGATGATTGACAGACTTTGCCGCGATGATGTTTCGCACGCGCAACTTCGGGCAGGAGTCGGCGCACCCCGAGGGCTGGATCAGCAAGGACTGCCGCACCGGCCACCACCAGGACTGCAACGCCAAACGGTGCACCTGCTCATGCGGGCATGGGCTGTCGGATGAAGATAAGGCGGAAAGTTGACTTTCCGCGCAACATCGGCTATGAATAACCCATGCCCTCGCGTAGACAGCACCAAGCAGAGTTCGTGGCCAGAGGTATCTACTGCATGGAGCGCGATTTGAAGCTCAAAGCCGACAAGAAGGCTGCCAAATCCGAAGAGATTGCCCGACTCATAGAAAACCGGCGGAAGCGGCTTGCCGGAACCGTGGTAAACTCAACACAACAATGATCCTCGCCACGACAACCCGCGTTTCCAAGTTGGCGAAGAGGGCGGCGTAGATGGCACAGCGCGGAAGGCCCAGCACCTATTCCGCAATCGTGGCCGATGCGATATGCGATCAAATCTCTCTCGGGCGTTCGCTGATCCAGATTGCGTCCGATCCTGATTACCCCTGCGAAACGACGATTTACAAGTGGTTGCGAGATCGTGATGATTTTGCGCAGAAATACGCGTGCGCGCGAGATATTCAGGCCGAGCATTACGCCAGTGAAATCATAGCTTTAGCGGATACTCCGGTTGAGGCGCGCAAGATTGTCATCAAGCCCGACGGGAGCGAGGAAATCACCATCGGGGATGCGGTTGACCGAACGCGACTCCAGATCGATGCTCGCAAATGGTACGCGTCCAAGCTGGCGCCGAAGAAGTACGGCGACAAGATTGGCGTTGAGCACAGCGGTGAGCTGGGAATTGCCCTTGCGTCCCGCATTGCGTCTGCGCGCTCTCGGGCTGGAGAAAAATGACGGCCGAGGAGATGCTGCTCACAGATTTGGCCACGTATACGCGCGATCCGCTAGGATTCTGCCTGTATGCGTTCCCCTGGCGCGAGGACGGCGATCTGGTCGACTCAGACGGCCCACGCAAATGGCAGGCCGATATATTACGAGCAATCAGCAACCATTTGAGCGGCCCGGATCGATATACTCCTCTGCAAATAGCCGTTGCATCGGGCCATGGCATTGGAAAATCAGCCCTGATCGGCATGATCTGCAATTGGGCCATGAGCACCTGTGATGATTGCCGGATCGTGGTCACGGCCAACACAGAGGCGCAGCTCGCAACCAAAACCTGGCCGGAGATACTCAAGTGGTTTGGGCGCGCAATCAATGCGCGCTGGTGGTCACAGACCGCCACAAAGATCGGCAGCCGAGAAAAGGGCCACGAAAACTCATGGCGCATGGACCGCGAGACGTGGAGCGAGAACAATACCGAGGCATTTGCAGGGCTGCACAATGTCGGCAAACGCATCGTGGCGATCTACGATGAGGCCAGCTCAATCCCGGCGAAAATATGGGAGGTCACGGAAGGAGCGCTGACCGATGAAAATACAGAGATTATCTGGCTCGCGTTCGGCAACCCGACACAAAATACAGGACGATTCAAGGAGTGCTTCGGGCTGTACAAACATCGCTGGATGCGTATGCAGATCGATTCGCGCACGGTCGAGGGAACGAACAAAACACAGATACAGCAATGGATCGAGGACTATGGCGAGGATTCAGATTTTTGCCGCATCCGCATTCGGGGAGAGTTTCCACGAGCCGGCACGTCGCAGTTTATCCCTGGGGATCTTGTCAATGCTGCCCGCAAGCGCGAGGTGCACAACTATCAGCGGGGCTGGAAGATACTCGCAGTAGACGTGGCTCGGTTCGGCGATGACCAGACGGTAATAGGGATGCGCCAGGGCTCGAAATATACGACGTTGGAGCGAGTCCGCGGGTTGAGCGTTCCGCAGACAGCAATGCGTGTCATGGCGGCGATCACCGAGCATGACCCCCGTGGCGTCATCATCGACGGGGATGGCGTCGGTGGCGGCGTAGTGGATTACGTCAACCTTCACCATGCTAATTGGATAGCTGCACATCCCATGTGCCGCTTCGTGGAATTTCATGGCGGTATGCCAGCAAACGATGGGTTCATGTACTTCAACCGCCGCGCCGAGGTATGGGGAGCAGCTAAAGAGTGGCTCAAGGATGCAGACATCCCCGATGATCCCGAAATCGAAACCGATCTGACCGCGCCGGAATACTCGTTCAGCTCGAAAAACCAGATCCAACTCGAAAAAAAGGACGATATGAAGAAGCGCGGGCTTGCATCTCCTGACAACGGGGATACAATAGCCATGAGCTTCGCCGCTTACACTCCTGGGAAGTCGCAGGAAGAACGCGATCAGGAGAGAGTGGCGGCTGCACCAGACCAACGTGCAAAGTTCCTGCTTCAGTACCGATTGACGCAGGAGCGGAATCAGCGCGAGTCGCGGGCGGAAGAACGACCGCCGGAGAATTGGGAATGACTGAATCGCAGCGCATTACAGCCGAAGATGTGAACGTCGAGAATGCCAAAATAGAGGCGATCATGGAAAAATACGCCATGAGCAGTGAGGACCGCATCGCCTTGATGGCCGCGGCGCGCGACTCTTTTGTTTTGGCGGCGGCAAGAGTAAGGCAGGCTCGGCAATGACTGAAAGCCAGCGCATCGTGCTCCACTGGAAGGCGCATCTCAAGGCTGCGGGCTGGCCAGAGGACGCGATCAGAGAGATCGTGCATGGACTGTGCGAGGCTGGTTACCGGGCCTGCATCGAGGAGATTCAGGCGCGCACAGCCAAGACGGACGCGCTTATTGCAAAGGTGGCGACCAATTGACCATCGAACTCTCTGAAGATGAGCTGATGACGCTACTCCAGGCAATGTATCACTACCGGGAAGAATACCGGCTCGGCGGCGATGAGTTGGATACGCTTTGCAAACTGAAAAAGGCTTTGGGCGCGACTGACGAGGAATGCGCAAAGGAGCACGCATGACCCTGCGTGAACTCATCATCGACTGGCTCACATCGTCTCGTTACGTCAAGTGGCTGGAGACGCAGCACCAGGAGCAGCGCCAGGATTACACCGAGCGCCTGTCCGAAAAAGACTCCCAAATCAAGCATTTGCGCGTCGAACTCGCCGGCACGAAGCTGGAGTGCGATAGAATGCGTGCAGTGCTGATGCCGTTCGGTTCGCCGTCCGGCTCGGCGTACGCGCAGAAGTTCGAGATCACTGCGACACCGCCCGTGGTTCCCGCGTTTGATGGCCCGGATGACTGGCAGGCGGAACTCAACAAAATGTACGAGAAGGAGAAGGAAGATGGCATACATGGCGAAGGACGGATTCAAGAGCACGAACCGAGCGCCGATGCGTCAGCATGAGCGCTCCATGGCGGCCAAGGGTGGCGGCGGTGGCCTGATGGGCCGCAGCGACCCTCTCCAGCAGCCCGGCCAGGACGGCGGCGGCGAAGAGATTGACGCCAACGATAAGCCGCTCCACACCGAGCATCATCCCGACGGCGGCCACACGA